GCCGGTCGAGGATGTCCCTCGCGGCCGAGCCTGCCGCCTGCGCGTTCACCCCGTCATCCTCTCGTGTGAACGCGACCACGGCCAAACGTCCGCGCCGTGTGACCTGCGACGAGGTGGGCGAAGGCCCCGACCGCGACCCCGGCACGCCGCGTAGGCTGGTGCGCCGGACCGGCGACCACGTGCCGCCGGCCCCCGCCTCCATAGCTCAATGGATAGAGCAACGGCCTTCTAATCCGTCGGTTCCCGGTTCGAGTCCGGGTGGGGGCACTCCCCTGACCTGCATGCTTACCCGGCATGGGGTGCCCCCGAGAGGGCGGCGTGCAGCAAACGTGCAGCAGCGAGCGTCACGGGTACATCCCTTGTACAGCGGAGTACAACCTCTGGGCCTTGTGCGCGTCCCGCTGCCGGGCTGCCAACCGGACTCCCTCTCAGCGGCGGCGTGCGTCGGCCGCGGGCACCCACACGGCGCCGGTCATCACGCGCGGGTCGCTGATCCGCACGAGGACGACGGCGCCGTCGTGCTCGGTCATCCACTACCGCGTCCCACCGCGTGCGCGAGTTCTGACCGCGGCTCGCAGCATCGAGGGACCTGATGGGTAGCATGCTGCCGCTCGCGCGGTCGTGCCCCCCTGCCTTCCGCACGAGCAGCTGGTCGCCACCCAGAGTGCGCCAGCAGGAGCGGCCCGCCTCGACGGTCCCCGTTGAGGCGGGCCACTTCACGCGCGCGGATGGCGCGCGGCGCGGCTAGGGGCCTAACGTCAGAGGAACAGCAGCCGCGGTCACCGGCAACCCAGCTGCGACACCGATCTTGCTGCAGTCGTCCAGAACAGGCGGCACGAGGACGACTCGGGACGGGTCCGTGAATCCGACACAGCCTTCGCATAGGGCACTGACCGCACTGCTGGCTGCAGCTGCAGGCGACCCTCGGGACGATGGGGTGGCGCAGCGCCTGTGCGAGGCGACGAGATCAGTGCTCGGAGTCGACGGCGCTTCGCTATCGCTGTCCGCCTTCGCCGACGAGCCCAGGACTGTCATCGCCTCGACCGGGAAGATCGCGACCGGCCTTGAAGATGCGGAAGACGTCCTCGGCATCGGACCCATTTCCAGCGCCGCGACCGCCGGGACTGCCGTGTTGCTGGCGCCCTCGGACGCCGCCGAGCCGTGGGCCGGTCTCGTCGCCGAACTCACCGGACGCCCGCGCCCGCCCTGGGTCGCCGCGGTCCCGCTGGGAGCCGGTGACGCCTCGGTCGGAGTGCTGCTCGTCCACGCCGAACGCGCCGAGCCCGTCCGGAGGCTCGCCTGGATCGGCGACGTCGCCTCGGCTGTGACGCTGCTCCTGGTTGCGCACCCCGCTACGCGGGTCGAGCTGGGCCTCGGACGCGCCGACGCTACGAACCAGGCCGTCGGCTTCCTGATGAGCCTGCACCACATCGACCCGGGAACCGCCCTGGCCATGCTGCGCGCGCGAGCGTTCGCCACCGGCGCCCGACTCGGCGATGCGGCGCAGCGCGTTATCGACTCACGCGGCCTCGACGACGACCTCAGCTGAGACGCGAGAGCAACGGCTCGCCACGGCGAGTAGGCAGCGGCGTTGCCCCGCGCGGTCGACGCCGCGCTCGCCCGCCAAGCCCTGAGCCCGGACACGACGAAGCCCCCGCCCTCATAGAGGAGGACGGGGCCGACATCGCGTGAGGGGCTACCCCGCCTTGCGCACGGGCATCTTGACCACGTAGACCGGGTCGGCGGCGTCCGAGACGTGCTGCAGGAACAGCGTCAGCCGCAGCCAGTACACCGAGCGCGCGAAGCGCATCACGATGAGACCGAGCGCGACGACCGAGATCGCCATCGCCCAAGCCGGGTACTTCTCGTCGAGGAGGATCGCCACGATGGGGCTCGCAGCCGCTAGCAGCGACCACGCGATGATCGCCGTCCAGTTCGTCCTCAGCGTGGCACCGAACCGCTTTCGCACCGTCTCCACGTGCGGGCTCGCCGACTGGTAGACCATCGTGCAGACGAACGTCGCTGCCGCGAGAACGAGCGCAGCCAGCGTCGCCACACCCACGTAGAACTCCAGGCGCGCCGCCGCGCTGCTCGGCGTAAGCAGCTCCGCGCCGGCGAGCACCCACAACAGCCCCAGCAGCGCTACAGCGAGCAGATCGACCCACGGCCGGGCGGCGTAGAAGTCAACGACGCCGATCCGTACATCACGAACCGCCACGCTCCACCCCCTCACTCCAGCAGCTCACGAACCTTCTCCTCCATCTCGACGCTGACCTCCTCGAGGTGGTCGAGCAGGGTCGAGAAGCGCAAGCTCTCCGTCGCCTTCGGGTCCACCTCGATCGTAGCGCCGAGGCGACTCGCGACGAGGTTCAACTCCTCCTCGACACCACCCGGGAGCAGAGCCGTCACCTTGGCCTTGCTCTTGGGGTTCGCGACGATGCGCTCGAGGTCGTCCCTCACGAGGTCGCCCAACCGCGCCTTCACCGATCGACTGCGAGCCTCGGGCGGCAGGCGGACGACGATATCGACGATCACGTCTCCTCCTGTCCGATCCGCGAGCTCGTCTGCGTACCGAGCCACGCCGTGGCTGTCATCCGGCCTGAACACCTCTCGGACCGTGTTGATCGTCGCTTCGAACCGCACCACCCCCTGCGACTCCTCCTTGAAGCGCGTGATGTCGGCACGGTCCATGATGGCCTCCGCCACCCACACGGCGCCCTTGCCTTGCGGTGCGTGGGCGTTCAAGAAGTCCGTGATCACCTTCGGGGGCCGAGGCGACGTCGCGCTGCCGGTCACCACCGCCACGGCGTTGCCGACCGGCAAGAAGCAGAGCGCAGTCGAGTTAGCCAGCGCCGGGGGCGCGTCCTGCTCGCTCTCCGTCGTGCTCTCGTGGTCGTCCATCAAGTCGGTGATCGTCTTTCCCGCGAGGTCGATCTGCGACATGAACGCCGGGTTCAGGATCTCGTGGACGCCGAGCAGGACCGCGTCATCAGTCAGGTGCGGGTCGTAGACGATGTCGTCGTGCCTCAGCTCGCTCATGTCCAGACCCGCGATGCCCTGCATGAGCTCGCGCCAGTCGACGACCGGCGTTCTGCGCTGGGCCTGATCGAGGACGTGCACCTGCCAGAACGCGACCCGCTTCTCCTTGGACGCCACTGCTCTCCCCTGCGACTGCTTGGAGGGCCCAGCGCCCTCCTCTGGGCTACATCGGCAGCCGCGCGTCGGGGCTGACCCGGCTCGCCCGCCGGCGCTGCCGGGAATCGTAACCGGGGGCGAACCGCCATGAGGGCGGTTTGCCGGCGATGCACGCGTCGGACATGCAAGAACGCCCCCGCCCTCCCGGAGGAGGACGGGGGCGCTGTTGTCGTGGTGCAAGGCCGGTTCAGGTGGACGGCGTGATGCCCTTGGCGGCCAGGGCGCTCGTCACGTGGGCACCGATGTCGATCAGGTCGGCACCCGGGGCGATGGCTCCTGCCTGCTGAGCGTCGTCCAGGGCGCTCAGGACGGCGTCCTCGGTCTCAGCCGCGTCGAGACGCGTTCCGGTGGGCAGAGCGGACGCCGGCCCGGCCACGACGGTGCCGTCGGGCTCGACCGTCTGGACGACCTTGGCGTTCGGAGTCGCGCGTGCGCGGGTGACCGCGGCCGTGACCGCCTCGACGACGGCGTAGAACGCGACGACGACGCCGACGAGCCACGGCTCGAACGTCGCCGGTACGGCCAGGCCGAATCCGGCGAGCACGGCGCCGGCGAGCACCAGGACGGCGCGGATCACGGTCAGCACGACGACGGGCTCGAGCGCGAGCACGCGCTTCCACCACGGGGCGGCTGCAGGGACGGGGGCGAGAGCGTGGGTCACGAGTTGGCTCCGATCAGCGTGGCGAGCACGCGCAGGGGGAAGAGGAACGCCGACACCACGGCGTAGGCGACGGCCGCGAGGGCGGCCGCCAGGAGGACGACGGCGGCCGCGAGCGCCGCGGCGTCTCGCAGCCGCCGGCGCACGTCAGTACCGCCCCGTGCGGGCGGTGGCCTGGTTGAGGGCGTGCTGGTGGAGCCGGGTGGTGGTCTGCCCGGCGATGCCGTCGAAGTCGGTGAGCTGGGCGCCGCGGCCGAGGACCGCGGTGGCCTGGCGGTTGAACAGCCAGAACTGCCGGACCTTGATCGTCTTGGGGCCCTCGCGCCCGTCGACGGCGAGCGCGGGGGCGCCGGTCAGGTCGCGGATGTTGCCTGCCGGGACGGCGCCGTTGAGGAACGCCTGGTCGGCGCGCACGACGGTGGACGGCGTGGACAGCGCACCGTCGATCGGGGTGGCCATGACCTCCTGCCAGCGGGCGATCGTGGCGGGGCCGCGGACCCCGTCGACGGCGATGCGCAGGGAGCCGTCGGCGTTGCGGGGCCGGGTGTCCGCGGCCGGCTTGGTGACCCCCACGGAGCCGCCGCCCGGGCTGGGCTGCCCGAGGAGGCGGGCGACCTGCTCGCGCATCGCGGGCATGGTCCAGTCCCGGATGTCGATCTTGCGGCGGGGCGCCCACTCGCTGTGGCCGAGGGCCCACTGGGCGCCGAGGCCCTTGGAGCGCAGCAGCGCGGCGACGACCTTCGGGTAGGCGGCGCGCTGGGAGTCGGTCCAGTCGCCGTCCCCGCCGCACTCGGCCTCGATGCCGAACACCGAGGAGTTGCCGACCAGGCCGTTGTACCCGCCGGCGCCGGCGTGGTTGGCGCGGCCGGCGGCCACGACCACCGGGACGCCGCGGCGGTCGAGGTAGACCTGGGCGAGCGGCCCGGGCAGCCCCGCGCGGCCGTTGACGACGACGTTGAGCGAGGGGCGCGCGGCGGTCCCGCGGGGGCCGGCGGTCCAGTGGCAGACGACGCCGCCGGGGTTGAACGCCGAGGACCCGCGGCCCTGCCATCCGGGCACGACCTCGACGGGCAGCCCGAACGCGGCGAGCGCGTCGGGGATCTGCAGCTGGTACGGCACGGTCAGGCCTCCGTCGGGGTGTAGGGGATGGTCTCGGGCTCGTCGTCGCTCGCCGCGTCCGCGAACGCGCCGTCGACGGCGGGGTCCCAGTCCCGGGTGTCGGTGTCGTCTGCGAGCTCGTTGAGCGGCGGGGTGTCGGTCGCGCTGGGCATCGGTTCCTCCTCATGACGAAGCCCCGCCAGCGGGTGCTGGCGGGGCTTGGCGGGGGTGGTGCGGTCAGTCGGTGTAGGGGCGCGGCGGCGGGGGCGGTTCCTTGCGGGCCCAGATCCACGCCTCGAGCACGTCGATGTGGTCGTCGCGCTGGCGCACGCCGGCGTCCTTGGCCTCGAGGCGGACGGTCAGCGCGTCGATCCGAGACGTCTTGGCCGCCGAGTCCTGGCGTTCCTCCGCGAGCGCCTGGCGCATCTCGGTCGCGAACGTCGACCAGTCGGCCTGCGCGTCGCGGCGGGCCTCGCGCTCGTCGGAGGCGACGCCGCGGCGCTTGGCGATCCGGGCGTTGTACGCGGCGACCGCGCCGCCGCCGCCGAACAGGGCGGTGACGGTGAGCGAGAGCACCTGCAGCAGGTCGAGCTTCGGGTTCACCGGCGGCCACCGGGGCGTGCGCGGCGGCGGGTCCCGGGGTGGGTGGATGCGAAGGCGCCGAGGTCGACCCCGCGGATGAGCAGCATGACGCTCGCGGCGCTCACCAGGGCCGCCTGCAGCGTGCGGCCGGAGTTGTCGACCGCGAGCGCCCAGACCGTCATGGCGTAGAGCCCGATCGCGGCGCCGATCCACCAGACGGCGAGCCACTCCCAGATCCACCGGTACAGCAGCTGGGAGACCAGGCACACGAGCGAGGCCGCGAGGGCGACCGCACCCAGCGTGCGGGTCAGGGCGAGGCCGGCTGACGACGCGATCGTCACCGGGGACCAGATGATCGCGGCGAGGCCCGCGAGCGCGAGCAGGGCGTAGAGGACCACGCGCAGCACGCGCAGCGTGCGTCGGGCCCACTGGGGCAGTCCGCGGTCGGGCATGAGGGGGCTCCCTGTACGTCGAGTGGGTGATCGGGCGCTGGCTGGACCGACCCGCAGCGTTGGTGACGCGGGCGCGGGCCGATGCCGTGGCCCCGGCGGCGTGTCAGACGATGTAGAACCCTGCGACGGTCCACGTGCCGGCGGTCACGGCGCCCCACGCCGAGTTTGAGTTGCCCATCAGCCGGATCGCGACGTTGGTGGCGTTCGTCGGCACGTCGCCGGAGACGCGCTCCATGACGCCGATGACGGGGAACGTCGGGCCACCGACGGTGTCCATGGCTGAGACGACCATGACGCCCGCGGGCGTGGCGCCCAGGCCGTGCGGCCACCAGGCGCGCCCGAGCGCGTTGGTGGCGATCGTGCGCACGAACGGCTCGATGCGGCGGTTCTTCACCGTCAGCTGCTGGCTGACGCTGGCGTACTGCGCGGTGAACGAGTCCTGGGAGGACAGCGTGCCCGTCACGTTCAGGTCGCCGTTGATGACCCCGTTCTGCGCCTCGAGGTTGGGGAACTTCGCCCAGGTCGCCGTGATGTCGACCGACGGGCTGCTCCCGTTGAGGCTGTTCCACATCCGGAACGCGCTCGGGGACAGGTCCATCGAGTCGACGCCGACGGGGAAGACCGCCACGTCGTCGATGAGCAGGTAGTTGATGCCGGTGGACCCGACGGACCTGCGGTTCTGGATCATCAGGCGGCCCGTGACGGCCGCGGCGGGCACGGTCACCGCGGTGGTGAACACGGGTGCGTAGGCGTTGCCCGATCCCTCGACGTACCCCACGAACAAGCTCGGCGTGGAGATGACCGCGCCGGCAGCGTCGTAGAACCGGATCCACACCCCGACACCTGCGCGGGCCGTGGTGGTGCTCATCGCCATGACCGTCGCGTTGAGCTGCTCGCCCACGTTCACGGGGAAGCGGTCGCTGAGCATGGTGACGCCGACGTCGCCGGCGCCGTTGTTCGTCAGGACCGCCTTGCCGAAGCCGCTGTACGCGGCCACCGCCTGCTTGTACTCGAACGCCCACGCGGTGCCGTTCGCGCCGGCCTCCATCGTCCAGCCCGGGATCGTGAGGTAGCTGCCCTGCTTCGCCGGCCCGGTGGGGTGGGTGATCTCGAACCCCGGGTTGGCGACCCGCTGCGACCGGAAGATGCCCAGCGCCAGCTCGCGCGCGGTGAGCGTGCCGGCGACGAACTTGTCGGCCGTCAGGGACGCGGTCGCGATCTGGGCCGCGGCGATGGTCTCGGCGGCGATGAGCACGCCGCTGATCGGCAGCACCTCCCACGAGTCGCCGTCCCAGGTCCACTGGCCGATGACCGCGCCGGCCCCGTCGAGCTTCCACCACAGGTCGCCGACCGCGGTGCCCGACTCGACGGGGTCCGTCGTGTGGCGGTAGATGGAGGTCTTCGACGCGATCTGCTCGGCGATGGCCTCCGGGTCGACCTGCTCCTCGATCGTGACGGTGGCCTGCTCGGAGAGCGCGGACACCTTCCCGGACGCGGACCGGGTGGCGAGCCGGACGTAGTACAGGCCGGCCTCGCGTCGGGTCACCACCTCGGCGCCCTGGGGTGTCTCGATGGTGCCGATCAGGAACGCCGGCAGCGGGTCGGTGATCGGGCTCGAGCTGACGTACACCTCGACCCGGGAGAAGTCCATCGGGGTGAGCGCGTCGTCGACGAAGCCGCCGTCCCACGCGATGTTCGCCAGCCCCGGCCCGGCGTCCAGGATCGGCACGGTCGGTGCCGGCGGGGTCGGCCCGGCCAGCGACACGGAGACGAACGTGCCGTCGTGCTGCTCGCCGGTGCGAGTGGTCAGCTGCCCGTCGGTGGTGTAGCCATCGATCGCGCCGCCCTCGATCGCGGACAGGCTCAGCGCGGGGGTGTCGGCGAGGCGGTTCACCTGCCGCTGCAGCGACACCAGCTGCCGGGCGACCTTCTGCAGCTGGGACCAGGTGTGCGGGTCGCGGTCGGCAAGGCTCACGCTCACACCTCCACGAGACTGAGGATCGCCTGGTCTGTGCCCGGGGTGGTCTCCACCTCCGTGATCCGCACCCAGCGGTCCAGCTTCACCTGGCCGACCTCACCTGCCACGAAGACCTCGTCTCCCGGGGTCAGGGCCGACAGCGAGGCGTTGGGGTGGTCGACCACGGTGATGCGGTCGAGCTGCGGCTCACCGTCGCGCCAGGACAGGTCCGTCCGAGCCGCCGCGGTGAGCTGGGTCGCGGTGCGGGCCGAGGAGTCGGTGTAGACCAGCACGCGTCGCACGCCGACCGCGCCCGGCCGCGTGAGCTGCGCGCGCACGCGCGTGCGGCCAGTGCCCGTTCCCAGGGCCAGGACCTCGGAGGCGTACAGGTCGTCCGTGCCGGACAGGTCCGGGATCGAGATGATGTTCTCCCCGACGACCAGACGCAGGTCCGTGCGCCGCGACCCCAGCGCGGGGTACCCCAGGCTCAGCCGGTGGGTGAGGGCGGTCTTGTCCGCGTTCCAGGTGGTCGCCTCGAGGTAGTCGAACGGGGTCTCGAGGGCGAGCTTGTCGATCGTCGACCCGAGGTCGGTGGTCGACCACCACTCCAGGCGGAACGGGCCGGTCTCGCCGGACGGAGCCGTCGTGTCCTCCGCGGTTCCGACACGGACCGGGCTGGTGGTGGCGTCCACCGCGACCCGGATGTAGCCCGACGGCTGCGCCTGCAGGTGCGCCCAGATCAGGCGGACGATGTCCAGCGGGTCGGCCCCGATGAGCGCCTGCGGCTCACCGAGCCACGGCATCCCGCCGGGGTAGCCCGCGCGCCCCATGGCGTCGACGAAGGTCTGCTGCCGGGTCAGCCCACCAGCGGGCGTGAGCAGCCCGCCGCCGGCGATCTGCCCGGCCGGGTTCTCCGCGTACACGGAGACCTCCCACGCCCGCAGCCACTCCGGGGAGTCCCCGACCACGGCACCGGTCAGCCGGTCCGGGCCCGACAGCACGCGGCTGATCCGGACGTCCGCGAGCTCGACCTCGCCGAGGTAGGCGCCCGAGGGCTCGGCGAAGCACACGTACCGCCACGCGCCGGCCATCAGACGGCCCGCTCCTGGAACTCGACCTCGAACAGGACCGAGCAGCGCCCGACGCTGGCGCGCAGCGCACCCGACCCCGCCAGGCGGGTCCCGGAGGTCTTGATCGTCTGCGAGGTGCCGGCCATGGCGGCGACGGGGATCGTGCCGCCCATGACGATCACCATCGTGTTGGGATCCGCCGGGTTGGTCGCCGCGGGCGTGTCGTACTGCACGTCCGGCACGCCGACCCCGCCGAGGGTGAGCCGGGTGACCCCGGCGACCGCGGCGGTGATCGCGTAGATCCCGGTGAGCGTGACCTTGATGTCGGCGTGCGTGGCCCACTTCGGCACTGGCACCGAGGGCCGGAACGACGCCGGCCAGTCCATGAAGGCACCGGCCGGCGGCGTGAGGTCCTGCTGCGAGCTGACCTGCGCGAAGTAGTTCCGGCGCTCCTGACGCGGGCGAGCCAGGGTGCGCAGATCGGTGATCATCGCCGCGGTGATCGTGGCGGTGGACGCCGGGACGGTGATCCGGGCGAGTGCCTCGGCGGGGTAGGGCAGCGCCTCGACGTAGGCTCCGGTGGCGCCGGTCGGCACGCCCTGGATCACCTCGAACGTCCCGCCCGGGTCCGCGACGGTGGCGTACTCGGGGTCGTAGACGCGAGCGATCACCAGGTCAGTGCGCGGCCCTGCGGAGGTCGTCGGAGCGATGTCGATCTCCTGCTGCACCTGCTCGTACAGCGCGTAGGCCTGCAGCGACCCGCCGGGGTAGCGGTTCAGGACCGATGCCGCCCCCGGCATCACGCGGACCTTCTCGCCAGGGACGGCCAGCGGCTGAACCTTCAGCCCGCCGGGCTCGATCACCCCGGAGGCACCCGCGATCCCCACGTAGGCCACGGCGCGCGCAACCCGGGCCGGAACGTCCACCTCATCGATCGCCCACACAGCAGGCATCAGCGCATCCCTCTCGTCGTGCCGCTCACAGCGACCTCCATGCGTCCCGCCACGCCACCTCGACGCGGCTCGTGCCGGTGACATCCGTGCCGCCGTAGACGACCTCGTGCACGCCCGGCGCCAGTCGTAGATCCGCGAACCGGGTGGCCGGCGAGAGCATCCCCGGCGTCGGCACCCCGTTCACCGTGATCAGCAGGCGACGGGCATCGAGCTCGAGCACCTGGTCGTAGGCCACGTCACCGAGGACCTGGACCAGCACCCCACCGACGCGCACCCACGGACGCGACACCGGACCGAAGAACCGCACCGTCATCGGCGTCGCCGCGTCGCCTCCGACGGTCGCTCCCCGCACGGTCTGCTCGCCCTCGGACGTCCACCGGAACGGGGGCGCGGTCGGGAACCGCAGCTGCGCGCTCGACGCTGGCACGATGCCGAGCGGCACCCGCTGCTCGTCCTCGCTGTAGTGCAGGGGGTCCGTGAGGTCGAACGTGACCGTCACGTCCGCCCGGCCCTGGCGGACCATGACGTCCGTCGAGGGCAGCACGAAACGTCGCGGGCGGCCATAGACCCGCCGCCACCGTCCGGCAAGCAGATACCGCAGCGAGACGTCCTCGCCCGTGCTGAGGTCGTCCGAGTGCCACACCGCCGCGAGCGCCGCGACGAGGTCGTGAGCGCCTGCGGCATCGCGGTCGTCGGCGAGCGTGCGGAGCCAGATCTCCCACGACCGCCCGCGCCGCACGTCCCGGCCGGGCACCATGCCGCCCACACCCGGACGGTCGAGGTCCCGCGTGAGGTAGTCCAGCGAGCCCGGCGCCCATCCGAAGGTCCGCAGAGGGCCCCGCGGGTGCCCGAACTCGAGGCCCCGCAGGTTGAACACCGCGGCCTGCTCGGTGATGCTCATCGGTACTTCCCCTGCCTGCTCTGGACCACTCCTGCGTCACCCACCGCCGCGGCCAGCGACAGCGCCGCACGGTTCGCCTCGAGGGTGGCGATCGCGCGGACCGGCTCTCCGTCGATCGAGAGCACGAACGCCATCCCGGACATCGCCGCCGCGAGCGCTGCGGCGTCGACGCCGGCGCCGACGACGACGGGTGGGAGCGACTGCGCGTAGCCGGGCGAGCCGCCGTTGCGGAAGCCCGGGAGTCCTCCGGAGAGGGCGCCGACGCGAGCTGCGGCTCGCATCCGTGCGACCTGGGCGTGGCCGCCAGCGCCGCGCACCTCGGCGGCGGACCACACGTGCTCGTTGTGCGACAGCCGGCGCAGGATGCTGTCCGAGGTCTCGGTGCCGGGGCCGTAGATCGGGCCGCCATCGGCGTGCCCGGGCGGGCGGGTCGCGGTGCCCCCGCCGGGCATGCCGCCAGAGGCGGAGTACGTGACCGCGGCCCGGGACACGGCGATGGTCTTTCCGTTCCAGGTGCCGATGAAGTTGTTGAGCTCCGCCGAGGCGGACTCCGTGTCAGCGCTCACCGTCACCGTGGGGTCGAGACCCTCGATCGTGATCCCGTACTCGGCCATGATCTGCTCGACCGTCGCCGTCCCGTTGGCGAGCTTCGTGGCGATCTCGACGGCCGCGTCGGTTCCCAGCGTCGCGGCGGCGGCCCGGATCACCGGGCCGGCGTCGTTGAGGGACGCCGCGAAGTTCCCCGTCGCGGTCGCGGACCGCTGCCCGAAGAGCTCTTCCATCCGGGCGAGCTCCTCGTCGGACGCGTTCACGAGCTGCGCCACGAGCGGGGCGCCCTCGGAGCCCATCCGGTACAGCTCATCGATCGTGCCCTGCGACACCCGGCCCGAGAGCAGGAGGAGGTTCGTCTCCCAGGCGGTCTGCGCGTCAACCTGCCGCTGCAGCTCCGCGAGGTACTCCTCGGTGGAAACCGAGAAGCCGTCGTAGAAGTTCTCCCACGAGTCCTCCGCGGACTCGGTGGCGTCCGCGGTTGCCTGGGCGGCGTCCTTGTTCTTCTGGATCAGAGTGTCGTAGGCGCCGAACGCGTCGACGAACGACGCATCAGTGGCCGCCACGTCGTCGAGCCACTTCTGCAGCTCCTCGTCCACCTCGGACGTCGCCTGCGCCAGCCCGTCCATCTGGCCGGCCATGCCGGTGGCGGACTCCCCCACGAGCTGCTGCTGCACGTCCGCCGCGGCTAGCGCGTCGGCGTAGGGACCCATGAGGCCGAGCAGTTCCTCGCGGGTGCGGCCGGTCTCCTCCATCGCGGCCGCGAACCGGCGCTCCGCCTCCTCGGGGTTCGACGCGTAGATCGTCGAGAGGGCGCTGCCGAGCTGCGTGAACGCCTCCTCGGCCGTCCCCGTGGCCGTCGAGAGCCCGAGCAGGCCGCCGATGTTGCGGTCGGCCCAGGTGTTGATGTCGCTGCGCAGGGCGCGGTCTGCCGCGCCCTTCATGTCGTCGAACGTCTCGGACAGACCGGCGAACGCGGCGTCGACGCCCTTGACGCCCTCCGCGTCGAGCAGTGCCTTGGTCATCTGCTCGACGGACGGAACGGCGTCGAGCGACGCGGCGTTGATCTCGTTTAGCGCCGCGGCGATCCCGACCAGCGCCGCCGCGGCGCCGCCGATCTTTGCCGTGTTCGCGCCGATTCGGCCGAGGGCCGTGACCGCTCGAGGGCTGATCGCTCCGATGTCCTTCAGCGCGTTGACCGTCTCGAGCGCCCGCGGGAGCATCAGGAGGAACGCGCCGCCAGCGAGGGAGGCCCCGCCTGCGAGCCCTGCGAGTCCCGTCGCGACCTTGAGCACCGGGTCCGGCAGGCCGCCGATGAACGACGCGAACCCCGCCACACCGTCGGACGCCGCCTGGATCGCGGGCAGGAACGCCTCGCCGATGGTGATCGCGGCGTCCTGCACGTTGTTCTTCGCCACCTGGATCTTCGACGCGGTCGTGTCGTACCGCTTCGCGGCCTCGTCGACGAGCGCGGAGTTGTCCGCCCACGCCTGCGCCTGGAGGTCGAGCGACTCGTTCAGCAAGTCGCCGGACGCCTTGAGCTGCAGCAGGATCCGCTGTTCCTCGGTCGACCGGAAGCCGAGGTCGGTGAGGGTGGACACGACGTTGCCGCCGGACGCCTCGACGCCGTTCAGGCCCTGGGCGAACAGCCCGAGGGCGCGGATCGGGTCATCGCCGAACGCGGTGGCGAAGTCCTGCGCGGACACGCCTGCGATGCGCGCGAACGACTCGAGCTCCGACCCGCCGTTCTGCACCGCCGTGTAGAGGTCCTGCAGCACGCGGGACGCGACGCCGCCACCGAGTTCGGCGGTGACGCCCATCGACGCCAGGGCGTTCGACAGCGCCAGGACCTCACCCGAGGTGGCGCCGACGAGCTTGCCCGACCCGGCGATGCGCTGGGCCATCGAGACGATCTCGGCCTCTGTGGAGGCTCCGTCGTTCCCCAGGGCCACCAGCGTCGCGCCGAACCGCTGCACGTCGTCGCTGCCGCCCGACAGGTCGAGGCCCATCACGTTGGCCATCTGCGCGATCGCGGTGGCCGCCTCGTCCGCCGAGAGATTCGTGGTCTCGCCGAGGTCGATCATCGTGCGGGTGAACGAGGTGATCCCGCCGATGCCCACGCCGAGCTGACCGGCCGCCTCGGCGACCGCGGCGATCTCCTGGTGGGACGCGGGGAGCTCGCGGGCGAGCCCACGCAGGCTCTCCTCGAGCGCGCCCATCTGAGCCTCGGACCCGTCGACCGTCTTGGCGACGCCGGCCCACGCCGTCTCCCAGTCGATCGCTGCCTTCGCCGAGTACCCGAGGGCCGCCACCGTGGCGCCGCCGAACGCCGTCAGAGCGGTGCCGGCGCGGTCCCACGCCTCGCGGTTGTCGAGGGCGCTCTGGGTCATCCGCCCCAAGGCGGTCGTCGCGGTCGAGGACGACTTCCCGGCGTCCTCGCCGACCTTCTTTGTCGCCTTCGACGCCTCATCCATCTGGCGCTTGAAGTCGGCGACCTGCGCGCGCAGATAGACCGAGATCGACCGGTCGGCCATGACACCTCCCGGCGGGTAGCGATGTGCAGTTAGATGGCCCCCGACCGCGCGACCTGCGCGCGGAGATCAGCGGAGGTCGAGATGGCGCAGAGCGAGAAGACGCGCGAGGACCGCGCCTACGAGATGCGGACGCGCGGGATCGCGCTGCTGGTGCTCGGAGGCATCCCCACGCTGATCGGCGTGCTCTCGTTCCCGACCTGGGCGGAGCAGCAGTACTCCGGCCTCGTCACGCCGGCCCTGCTGATCGCCGGACTGGCGCTCATGGCCGGCGGCGCGGCGCTCGTCGATCGCGCGAGGAAGCTGCGCGACGGCCGCTAGCCCTCTTCGTCCTCATCTACGTCGCCGCGGGTGAAGACGACGTAGGGGCGAACGCCCGGCTCGGTGTCCTTGCTCGTGTTGTCCTTCTGGAACTGGTCGAGCGCGGCCTGCGCGTAGTCCATGCGCTCTCGGACCTCGAAGTACCCGTCGTTGTCGGGGTCGAGCGCATCCCTCCACCGGATCCCGTGCGGGCCGATCGAGCGCTCATGCTCGAGCAGCCCTTCGGCCAGCGCGCGCGACCGCGGTGACCAGGTGAAGTACACGTCGGGCTCCGTGGCCCACGCGCGCGCCGCCTCGAGGGCGAGCGTCAGCCCCGGTCGCTCCCCGAGCGCCCGGGCGACGTAGGGCGCGGGACCTCCACCTCACCGGTCGTTGCCGACTCGACCGCCTGGAGCAGGCGCGCCGTCTGGGCCTCGCCGTGTGGCCGGCCGCGCAGAGCGCGCATCTGCTCCACGGTCACGGCCGGACGGGTGTCCGTCGTGCGGCGCACGCCCCGCGGGGTGCGCACCTCGACGACGGCCTTCGCGATCATCGCGAGGTTGCGGGCGGTGAGCGCGGCGGCGCGCTGCTCTCGGTACTGCCGGCCCGCCGCGAGCTGCTCCTCGCTCCACACCTCTCCCGGCTTCTTCTCCACGCGGATCAGCTCGGGGATCTCGGGGTCGGGGTGCAGCTTGGTGATCGCGTCCACCTCGTCCTCGACCAGCGCGCGGACGATCCAGACGGCCTTGGACGCCTCCCAGCGCTCGTGGAGCCGGGCCATCTCCTCGTACAGCTCCGGGAGGTCGGTGTCGTCGCCCATGGCGGCCTCCGCCGCGGCCCCGCCCGCGCTCAGGCCAGCGACCGCCGCGCGCTCCGCGGCCTCGACCTGCTCGGCGAGGATGTCGTACTCGGCCGCGAGCGCCGGGTCGTTGTAGATCGCGACGGCGCGGCGGGCGAGGGTTCCGGTGGACAGCCAGTCGTCGAGGTCGAAGTCGTCCTCGGCGATCGAGGGCTGGGGGGTCTCGGTCACAGGTCTTGCTCCTTCACGGGTTCACAGGTCGGGTCACAGGTCGGGGGTGTTCCTCCCCGGGCGCGGACCTGTGAGACGCGCCCGGGGAGGGGTCGTTGGGGTCAGGGCGTGGCGGCGGCCGCGGAGATCCACGGCCAGGCCTCCTGCACCTCGGCGGGGACGCGGTACTTGATGTAGCCGCCGAGGTCCGACGGGGGCTGGGGCTCGTCGGTGACGATGTAGGCGCCGAGGTAGATCTCGTCGTCGTCGCCCCACGGCAGCCCGGCCTTCTTGCCGGTCTTGCGGGAGTAGCCCCAGAGCTCGGTGCCCTTGGCGCGGACCGCCGCGAACTTCGCGTCCTCGGTCGGGTCCGGGGCGCCGGTAGTCGCATCGAAGTACCGGAAGACGGTGAAGCCGGCCTGGAAGTTCGAGGCGCCGAGCGCGTTCGCGTTGTTCTCGGTCTCGAGGGCCTTCTCGGCCACCTTGTCGGAGTCCGTCGCGCCCCACAGGAAGTCGGAGGCGAGCACGTTCTTCTCGAAGTGCAGTCCGGCGTTGAGCTCGGTGACCGTGGGGTTCTCCGGGTCGGCCGGCTTGGTGGTGAGCAGGGTGAACTTCGTCTTGCCGTCAGCCAGGGAGCGAGGCATGCCGGATCACTTTCCCTTCGGGGCGCGCGCGGCCCGGGTCGTCGGCGACGCCGGGGCGTCGTCGGGGTTGGACGCCGAGTCCTCGGCCGGGGTGTCGGGCGCGTCGTCCGCGCCCTCGGTCGCGGTGGGTCGCGGCCGGGTCTTCTGGAACGGCTCCCCGAGGACGGGGTGGCCGAGGAAGTGCTCGGGGATGCGGACCTTCTCCCCGGTGTCCTTGCGGTAGGCGTCGATGTGCGCCACGGCAGCCTCCTGGCGTGCTGACGGGCCCCGTGGCGGGCGCCGCGGGGCTGGGTGGGTGACGGGGTCAGGCGGGGTCGGACGTGAGCCGGTAGATGTCCACTCCGTAGGGCACGTGCGGGGCGACGTCGCGGTCGACCTGGGTGCGCTGGGAGTCGAACAGGTGGAGCTCGACGAACCGGCCCGGGACGGTCGGCCGTGCGTCGTTGAGCACCGCGCGCACCCGCTGGCGTAGCTGCAGTACCCCGCGTGCGGTGTCCGCGACGTGCGTGATGCCGAGGAGGTCGGTCAGGTCTTCCGGCGCGGCGTTCGTGCGCTCGGTGTCCCACGGGATGCCGTTCGAGCTCCACGTCAGCAGGTACGCGCGTGGCGGCGCGTCGGGGACGTCGACGTAGAAGGTCGGGTACCCGAGTGGCTCGAGCAGCCGCTCGATCGCGGTGACGTGGGTGTCCATCACAGGAGGCCCTCGAGCGCCGCCGCGAGCGCCTGCTCGAACCCGGCGGCCTCGGCGTCGAGCGCGGTCTGCGGATCGGGGACGGTGCCGCCACCGCGGGACGTGCCGAAGTAGGCGACGTTGGCGATCGCGCCTGGCTGCCCCGGACCCGAGCGCGGACCGATCTCGGCTTCGATGACGCCGACGCCGAAGACCCTCTGGCTGGTCATCGAGAAGTCGATGTCGTTGGCCGCGCCGCGGAAGTGCGTCGAGGCGCGCATGTCCGCGCGGAGGCGGTTCTTGACGTTCACGGCGCCGCGGACGACGACCGGGCGGACCTTGCCGGCGATGCCTGATCCGGCGGCGGTGAGGTCGCTGGCGAGCTGACCGAACTCGCTGGCGTCGATGTCGATGCTGTCAGCCATCGCCGAGCACCTCCCGGGTGATGCCGGCCTCCTCGCGGAGGATGGCGTAGCGCAGGAGTCCGAGACTCTCGATCGCGCGGATGTCCCGGCTCGGCGCGATGCAGACGTCGCGACGCCCGTCCTCCGTGAGCACGGTCGCCAGGACCAGCACGCCCGTCGGCATCCAGCCCTGTGCCCGGATCGCGCCGTCGGCGGCGTCAGCGATCGCCTGCAGCTGGTCGTCTTCGTCCATCAGGCGCTCCCGTCGGTGACGGCGAGCCGGTAGGCGGTCGCCATGGACTTGTGCAGCAGCGCGGTCACGGTGACGTGCCGGCCGGCAAGGTGCGGGTCGAGCAGCGAGGTCGTGACCTCGACGTCGTCGCGCACGTGCGGGGCGTAGGCCCCGACGGGCAGATGCACCTCGTACCGCTGGACGGTGTAGCTGTACCCGCCGGCCTCGGGGTTGCGCTCCTGGGCGGCACCGGCCTGGACCTTGCACGGCCCGTTCTTCCACGGGTGGTCGTCCGGCCACGCCGGGTCCGGGTAGACGACGACGCGGCCGCCGCCGGCGCCGGTGATCGGGTCGCTCGGAGCGTTCGGGTCGGGCCGCGTGATCTTGCAGGTGTCGACCATGAGCGCCTCGGCCTCGCGGCGCCCGTCGCGGAGCAGGTCGGCCAGGTCGTTCACAGCGGGGTCCCGAAGCCGATGGTGTACCCGCCTGCGAGGCCGGCACCGGTCAGGGTGGGGATGAGCTCGGCCCACTCCTCGTCGGTGATCCGGACCTCGCCGTCGGACAGGACACGGTCGCGGGTGCGGGTGTAGTCGTCGATCGTGGTCGAGCGGTAGCCCTCGGGGTTCTTCGCGACCCGGGCGACGGCCCGTGCCTCCACCGACACGACGGTCCGGCGCTGGATCAGCCCGAGCGGCGCCGGATCTGCGTCGGTGACGAGCTGCGTGAGGTCGCGGATCCGACCGCGGATCTTCGACTCGGCGTCCTCGAGCCAGCGCTCGACCGCCGTGCGCTCGGCCTGGTCGGAGATGGGGCGGCGCAGACGGTCCGCGACGTCCTGGACGGTGGCGTAGGTGGCCATGCCGCCCCACCTCCTTCCTGCCCGGCGGGGCTCAGACCAGCTTGGTCTCGCCGGTGTCGATGTTCCGCTCGACGGTCACCTCGGTGCCGTCCGGGCGGCGGCCGGTGTACCGCTCGGTGCGCTCCTTCGCCTTGGCCGCCGAGCGCTTGGTCGCCGCCTTCGGCAGCGGCTGCACGGCGTTCACCGTGCCCGCCGCGAGCGCCTCCGGGCCCGGTCGCGGGGTGATGGAGGTCGCGCGCTCGTTCGGGTCGGTGGTGTCGGCCGGTCCGTCGCCGGGGGCCGTCGTGGACGGGCGGGTGACGTCGCTGTCGAGCGTGGTGCTCGTCGGGTTGTCGTAGGGGTCCGGCGGGGTGCTCGCGCCGTCGTCGCCCTCCCCCGCGGTGTCGTCCTCGCCGCGGCCGCCGTCGGCCGGCTCGGGGTCCGGCCAGGCCTTCCCGGTGATGGTGGAGCGGGCCTTGTCGCCGCGGTCGGACTCGGCCTGCAGGATCCGGTGGAACTCGGCGAGGCCGTCCTCGGTGGTGCGGTCGAGGGTGGCGAGGTGGTCGTTGACCTCGGCCACGCTGTGCTCGGCCGGGTCGTAGGGCGTGGTCTCGGTGGTGCTGGTCATCGCGGTCTCCTTCGCGGGGCGCTTCGGGACGGGTGGTACGGCCGGGCGGCGCGCGTTCGCTGGCCGCCCGGCCGTGGTCGTCAGGAGTTCAGGACGCCGCGCAGGCGGGCCGCGGCCTTGCCGCCGAAGACCGCGAGGCCGCAGTAGAACTCGATCCGGGTGCGCAGGGCCGGCTTCTCCTGCAGCTCGCCGAGGTCGCGGACCTGGACGCCGCCGTTGGTCAGGCCGGTGACGGCCTGGTCGCCCTCGTCCTGACCGAACTTCACGGCGTAGATCGAGGAGGCGTTGGTGGCGGTGCCCTGGGTCTCGGCCTGGCCGAGGATCGGCGCGCCGGCGGCCGTCGCGCCCGGGTCGAGGATCGGGATCCCGTTCCACTGCAGGACGCGCTTGCCGGTGGTGTCCTCGCGGACGGTCTCGGTGCCGCCGATGCGCCGGCCGGCGGAGCGGATCTTGCCCTGGATCACCGAGTTGGCGTAGATGGCGCCGTTGGTGCCGTCGAGGCCCGGCACCGCGGCGACGAGCGCGTCGAGCGCGTCGAAGAAGTCCTGCGCGTCCGAGGCGCCGTTGCCGAGCACCGGGATGCCGTTGGTGCCGGCGTCGATGACCTGGCCGCCGACGAGGCGCTTGCGCAACCCGTCGAAGCCCTTCGGGTTGACGGTGACGTCCCCGTTGAAGAACGTCTCCTGGAACTTGTAGGAGGCGGCCTTGACCTTCATCGCGGTCTGCACGGCGCGCTGGTCGTTGACGTCGCTGCGCGTCTGCTGGATGAACTGGTCGACGTCGGCGTCGCCACCCAGGATCACCAGGGCCTCGGTGAGCTGGTTGACGGTGCCGGTCGACTCGACGTAGGCCTCGTTGACGGCGCGGAACTCCACACCGGGGAGCGTGGCCTCCTGGTCGTAGGCGAACGCGTTGCCCTCGATCGACATCAGGGGCAGGCGGTCCAGGACCGGGGAGGTCTGGACGAAGGTCTCGATGACGCCGCGCTGCAGGTGCGTCTGGGAGAGCTTCGCCGCTTCGGGCAGGGTGACAGCCATGGTGGCTCGTCCTTCCTCTCGGGAGAGAACCGGGCGGCCGACGCCCCCCGGGTGGGGTCACTTCTTGGTGCTGGACTCCGCGTAGGCGGCGCGCAGCGAGCCCATGCCCGGGGCGGGCTGGGTGGCCTGCTTGCCGGCGTCGGTGGCGCCGGCGCCCGGGACGATCCCGTGCTGCTGGGCCGCGCCGTCGTCGACCAGGTACGGCCGCTCCTTGGCGAGGTCGTCGACGAGGACCTTGGCCGCGGCGCCGTCGATCGTGCCGTCGGCGTTGACCTTCACGGCGGCGACCTTGTCCGCGCCGAGGAGCGCGACGACGTCCGCGGGGTTGCGGAACTTCGCCGCGGCCGCGAGCGCGCGGAGCTCGGCGGAGACGAGCAGTGCGTTCGTCTTCGCCGTGGTCTCGGCGGTCGCCTCCTCGCGGGCCTTCTTCACGGCCTTGTCGAGGTCGCTGGCAGACGCCGCCTCGAGCTCGTCCAGGCGCGCGGCCTTGGCCTTGAGGTCGTCATGGTCGGCGTAGGTCTGCCGCACACGCGCGAGCCGCTTCTCGATGATCGCGTCGAGGTCGGCCTGGGTCGCGGGGGGCGTGTACCCGCCGTTGCCGCTCTTGTCGCCGCCCTCGCCGCTGCCGGCGCCCCCGCCGGCGGCACCGGAGCCGCCCTCGTCGCCGGTTCCGGCGGTCATGAACCGCAGGCCCCGCAGGTTGAGGACGTTCGGGACGCCGATGTTCGGTGCGCTGTACCGCGGCGCGCGCGGCGCCGTCGTGATCGTGCTGGTCATGTTGTTCTCCGTGAGCCCGTCGGCCTTGCACCACCCGTTGAGCGCCGGGCGTGGGCGCCTACCCGCGGTCGCGGGGAGTCACTCGGTGTAGAGCTGGCCGCCGGTGGTGAGCCACCGGCGGTACTCGGTCTCGGCGCGCGCCGACAGCTCGGGCGTCAGGCCCTTGCCGTCGCGGCGCCAGGGGTTGCGGCCGCGGAGCACGTCCTCGTACCGCAGGCGCGAGTCCAGGACGCGGCGCTCGGCCTCGGTCATCGTGTAGCGCGAGCCCGGCCGGACGCCGGTCGCCTGCGCGCGCAGGACGACCGCGCGGGCGCCGACGGCCCGGCCGCCGCGGCCGAGGGCACCGAAGCCCTCGTAGTCGCGGCCCCGTGGCAGCTCGCCGCCTGGCAGGACGTACCCGTGTTGCTCGAGCAGCTCGCGGGCCTCCTCGCGGGTTCTCGCCGTGCGGTAGATCCCGTCCGGGGTGAGCCGGCGGCCGCGGAGGTCGCGGGCGAACCCGCGGCGAGTGGTCCCCTCGGTCGTGTAGAGGCCGCTCGCGCCGCGGCGGGCGTTCACCGTCCGGGAGATGTCCGCGCCGTCCCGGATGGCCTGCGCGTTGCCCTTGCCGAACACCCGGTCCTGCTCGGCGGCCGGCAGCGACCGGAAGTAGTCGTCCGGGTCGCGCACGAGGCCTTCGTCGAGCGCCGCCTGCGTGGACCGGGCCCGCGCCACGACGTGCACGCAGTCGCACTTCGGGTGCCGGCGGAACCCGGCGTTCCACCGGTAGAACCGCCCCGCCAGCACGACGCACCGGTCGCACGACGGCGGGTTGAGCATCCGGACGTACCCGGTGCCCGGCCGCATCGCGATGTCGACCGAGGCCGCCGAGCGGGCCGTGTCCGCGATCTGCGTGCGCAGCACGACGCCGAGGTACTTCCGGCTGGACGCGATCGCCTGGGCGACTGTGGCGCCCTCGGAGATGCTGCGCTTCGCGGCCGGGACGGGCGAGTACAGCGCCGACTCGAGCGCCGCGCCGGACGAGGCGTACCCGACCCAGGCGGTCGGGTCGGCGATCGCCTGCGGCGCGACCCACGCGCCTTGCTCGGCGAGCGTGGCCGCGGAGTACGTCGCCCCGGCTGCGGCCGCCTCGAGCTGCAGCCGGGCGACCGCCTCCGCGAGCGCCGGCAGGGCGGCCCGCCACGAGCCGGTCAGGTCACCGGGGCGGAGCTGCTCCCACGCGCGCCACCCGGCCCGCAGCGCACGGGCCTGCAGCGTCTGGACGGCGGCGTAGTGGCGGACGGCGGCGTCAGGCAGCGGCGCCATCGTCGGCGCCCTCCTCATCGATGCCCTCGCCGGCGAGGTCGCGCTCGACCTCGGCGAGCACCTCGCGGTTCAGCTCCTCGCGCTCCGCGGCCGCCAGGTCCATCCAGCGGCTCACCTTCTGCGGGGTCGCGCCAGGGAGCATCTCGAACGCGGCACGCTTGGGGAACCCGGTGCCGATGAGCTTGACGATCGCGTCGATCGTCGCGCCGAACGACCGAGCCTCGGCGTCGGCCCACACGACCTCGGACGCCAGGTCGGGCTCCGCGTTGCCGCGGGCACGGGCGGACAGCCGCATGACCTGCTCGGCGGACTCGCCCCACCCCGCCTGCAGGTCCGAGACGAGCGAGGAGAGCGTCGACTCCGCGCCGGCGAGCGCGTCGCCGGACAGGTTCGCCATCCGCGACAGGAGGTACTGCGGCGGGACCTGCGCGCGGGCGAAGAACTGGACGAGGAACTCGGTGAGGAGCTCCACGTAGTTCTTCATGTCCGACTCCTGCAGGTCGAACACCTTGGTCGCCTCGCCGGGGAACACCAGGGCCCGGTCGACGCCGACGCGTCCCAGGGTCGTGGTGACCGGGATCGGGCCGCCGGTCTTCGGGTCGACCATGACGGAGCCGTCGAGGTTCTTCCGGTAGACCGGCTGGCCGTTCTCGTCGCGGACGACGGGGTCGAATCCGGTGATCGCGCGCTGCCGGTACGCGGAGAACTGCAGGGCGAGCAGCGCCTGGAACCGGATCGTGTTGATGGCGTCCGAGCTCGGGATCAGCGGCGCGAGTGCCGAGTGCGGCCGGCCCTCGGCGTCGACGTTCACGTCGAAGGGGACGAACGGGACGTCGCCGAGCGCGTGCGTGCCGACCTCGACGAACTGCCACTGCGCGCCGAGCCCGCGCCGCTCGAACTTCGCCCAGGTGGCGTCGTCGTAGACGTAGGCCCGCTGCGACGCCCCCACGGTGACGCCGGAGGGCAGCCACAGCTGGCTGGTGGCCTGGTCCTCGAGGTTGATCACCTTGACCGCGTAGAGCGGCTTGAACGGGTCCTCGGGGTCCGGCTCGATCCACACCCGCTTGCTCGACTCGACGAGCACCCGCGGCCGGTCGCGGTTGTTCGGGTTCGCGCTGACGGACATGATGCCGCGGCCGTGCGCCATCGACTCGAGGTAGACGATCTTCTGGCGCTGGTCCAGACGGTTGGACTGCCACACCGTGATCCACTCGGCGAGGTCCTGCGCGTCCTTCCCGCGGCCGCTGCGGAAGCCGTCGATGCGGCAGCGCTGCACCGGGGCGCCCATGGCGAGCGGGAGCCAGTTGATCGGCGCCTGCTGGCGCAGCTCCATGTACTCCTGGGACACGCCCTCGGGCGCGAACGGCAGGTCGTGGTCGCCGTCGAGGTAGCGCTGGTGCAGGTCCCACGTCGGGCGCTGCTCGGCGAGCATGGCGGTGCCGTGGTTCACCCGGCGAAGTGCAGTGGCCTGGTCCACGATCCACCTCCGATCACGCGTAGCCGTACATGGCGGTGGACGTCTTGGGACGCTCGCCGGCGGGCGAGCGCAGCTTGCCGTCGAGCCCGGTCACGGCGGCCTGGATGCCGTCGATGCGGGTCACGGACTTCTTGCGGTCCGGCTTCACCGGCCGGACGTTGTCGAGCCCGTCGGTCTTGACGTCGGTCACCGAGGCCATCCACCGCAGGACCGGGTTGTCGCCGTGCCGCATGCCCGCGGTGAGCACGAGCCGCTCGAGCTCCTTCGTGGCTGGCGACAGCCCGAGGAAGGTCTGCGGGACCGGGGACAGGTCGACGCCGCCGGCGAGCTTGCGCTCGAGGTTCTGCACGAGCTGGCCGGCGAACATCCGGTCATAGGAGACGCGCTGCATGTTCAGGTGCCGGCAGTCACCCACGACGGTGCGCTCGATCGCGGAGTAGTCGATCGCGTCGCCCTCGGTGGCCGTGACCCAGCCCTGCTCGACCCACGTGCGAAGCGGCACCATGAGCTGCTGCTCGAGGTCCTCGACGCGCTCCGACGGGATCCAGAACCGCGTCATGAGGTCGAGCTCGTGCCCGGGCCGGTTCGACTCGACCCAGACCGCCCACGCGGTGAAGTCGGACACCGCGGACAGGTCGAGACCGCCCCAGGCGCGGCGGCCGCGCATCTCGGCGCGGCTCAGCCGACCACCGCAGGCCGCCCACCGGTCCATGTCGATGAACCGCGCGGTGTCGCGGCGCCGGACGTTCAGCGAGAGCCGGAGGTACGACGGCAGGTAGGTCGGCGAGGACTGCGCCTTCTTCGCCTCGCGGCGCAGGTAGGACATCGTCGGGGACTTCGGTGCGCCTGGGTTGGCCCGGAGCATCGTCGTCTCGTCGAACGGGTCCTCGTCCTCCGCGGCGGCCCAGATGACGCCGTAGTGGCCGGGGTCCTGCACGACGCCGTTCGCGACGTTGCGCGTGTACGTGTGCTTCTCGTCGTAGACGGTGCCTTCCTCGTCCTCATCCGCGGTAGTGATGAAGATGATCAGCGGCTGGTCGCGGGCGCCGGTGCCCGTCTCGATCGCCTCGACCAGGCCGCGGCGCAGGCGCAGGGTGTGGATCTCGTCGATGACCGCGCCGGACACGTTCAGGCCGTGGGCCGTCTCAGAGACCCGGGACAGCACGCGCAGGATGCCGCCCGTGCGCGGCGCGCGGACGACGTCGGTGAGCGGCTCCGTGCGTGCCCGGGCGGCACGCGAGGTGAGCATCATGCGCTTCGCGTCGTCGAACACGCGGCGGGCCTGCTCCTTGGAGCCGGCCGCGTTGTACACCTCGGCGCCCATCTCGCCGTCGGCGAGCAGCAGGATCGCCGAGATGGCGGACGAGATCGTCGACTTTCCGTTCTTGCGCGGGACCTCGACCCACACCGCGCGGATGACCCGCACGACAGCGTCGATCTCGGCGTCGTGGTAGACCCACCCGAACACCGGGGCGATGACCCACACGACTTGCCACGGGTCCAGGCCTTCGCCCAGGCGCATGTGCACCCCGGCCCAGCGGCCCTTCGTGTGCTTGAACTGCGCGAGGGCGTCGAGCTTGCGCTGCACGCGCTCGACGTCGAACCAGGCGTCGGGGTGCTGGTCCGCCTGGAACGCGAGCACCAGCGGCGCCCGCGAGCGCGCGTCCTCGATCTGCTCTTCGGTCAGCCCGAGCTCGAGCAGCGCCTCGACGGGGACCGGCAGGTCAGGAGTCGAACGGCCCTTCCCCGTCTTCGCCGTCATCGCCTCGACCTCCAAGCCGTGTCGCCGCCGACGGCGACAGCCCGAGCTCGCCGATGAGCGACCGGAGGTGCGAGCGGTACTGGTTCAGCACGGTCACCCACGGGTTCTTCACCCACGAGCCGCGCGTGGTGATCACGACGCCCTCCATGGACAGCGCGCGCTCGCCCTGCTCGATGCGGGCCCACGTCACGCAGAAGTCGACGAGCACCTCCTGCTGCTCACCGACGAGCCCGACCGAGCGGGACAGCGTGGGCGCGAGCTTGCGCCACAGCGCGGCCGCGGTCTTGCGCGCCCGCAGCTCCGGCCGGCTCGGGCCGGGGAAGATGTGCGACCACGACGGCTCGATGAGCGCCGACGGCGGCAGCGCGACGCCCTCGCGGACCGGCCGGTGGCCGGGGTTGCCCTCGCGGACGACGGCCAGCGTCGGCTTCGGCTTGCGCCCGGGGACCCCCATCGAAACCCCCGTTTGTGCAGGTCAGATGCCAGAAACGGTCCAATTCGCGGCACCCCGCGTTGACCTCCCCGGCGGTACTGGCAGCCGGCCGCCGAGGGGGTCCCCCCACCCCCTCGGAGGGGGTCCGCGATGTCGCTCAGCGCCGCGCGCGGGCGCCGGCGCGGCCTCCCGCACGGCGGTTGCAGTTCTCGCACTCGGGACCACGATGCCGCGACCGGTCATGGTCATCGTGGCCGAGGTCCCAGGCGGAGTCGGCGAACACCCGGTGGCCGCAGCGCCAGCAGAAGACCAGCTCGCCGTCCGCGAGGCGCCGCGCCCACGAGCGACGTAGCCGGTCGTGCGTCATGCCGTACCCGCGGGCCTGGCGCGACCCGCGCTGCTGCTCGTAGGTGACGGCGTGCTGGTCGCAGTACCGGACCGCGGCGGGCAGCATGACTGGGCAGGTCGGGGACCCGGTGCACCGGTGCTTCGGTCGGCTCGGCATCGCCGTCACCACCCCGACCCCAGACACAGCGAAGGCCCGGAGCCAACGGGCCCGGGCCTTCATCTGGGTACGACGTACCCACTGGGGAGCACGGTACCTGTGGACAACCGCTACGTCAACGCGCCCTCCTCGCGCGCCGTGCGGTCCTCGCAGTCGGCAGCGAGCGAGGGGATCACGTGGCCACGACTGTGACAGCGGCAGTGCCACGGCGTCCGACCGTGCCCGATCCTGGACTCGACGCCGCTCACGCCGGGGATCCCGCGGACGTGCGCTCGATCATCGGGAGCAGCCGGGCAGCGAGCCAGTCCCACTCGCGATCCGGCCACGCCGGACGGCCAGCGACCCGCGTGCCGCACTCCCCCGCCGGCGGCTCGCAGTTCGTCCCGCGGCACACGATCATCGGGTCGCGCACGACGGCCGCGTCAGCTCCGGGCCGCGGGCCCCGAGCGAGAACGGTCAGGGTGAGGTCGCCGCCCGTCGGCCGCTTCTCGCTGCGGCCACGGCACCACGGGCACAGCGCCTCGAGCACCTGGCCGTCAGCGAGCTCGCCGAGATGCGCCGCGACCGCGTCGGCCAGGCGGTGCAGTTGGTCGCTGACCCATCGCTCGGTCGAGTCGTCGGCGTCCTGGGCCACCTGCAGCCAGGTCCGGGCGTGCGCCAGGTACGGGCGCGGGTCCTGGTGCACGGAGACCGGAGCCTCAAGGCGTTCGACGCCGGCGACCTGCGCGACGGTCTCGGCCACGTCGGCGCACACCGACACGAACCGGGCCAGCAGGTCCAGGAGGTCGAGCGGCGCCGGCGCGGGCAGCCGCCTCGGTCCCGGGACGTATCCCGCCTTGCGCCGCTCGGCGGTGTCCTCGGCGTGCTCGCGAGCCGCCTGCTCGGTCTGCTCATCGGACGGCCGGTGCGACCGCATCGGCCGTCGCGGGATCGTGCCCGGGACGCCGAGCTCGACGAGCGGACGCCACGAGTCGATCAGGTAGCGGGTGTCCTCGGCGATCTGCTCGCTGAGGCGGGTGTGGGTCATCGGGTCTCCTCGCTGCACTTGCGGCACGGCTCGGGCAGTCGGTGGGTGGGGCAGTGGTTCTCGTCCCCGAGCGGGGAGGGTGGGCCGGAGTGCCCGAACCAGGGCGAGCCGTAGCGGCCGATGCTCGGGGCGGTGGGCGCGGGCCCGGCGTCGGTGGACTCGGGCGTCGGGGTGGCGGTCTGGGTCGGGGTGCGGCCGCGGCCACGGCGTCGGTTCCGCGAGCGACGGCCCCCGCCCTGGGCTTGGGCTAGGCGTGACCCTTCCCCAGACCCCAACCCCTCCCCTGTCCCTGACCCTGACCCGGACCCGCGTGCGGGCGCGGGCCCGCGCGTGCGCCCGAGGACACCTTCGGGGCTGTGCTCGGGCACTGCTCGAGCAGTGCTCGTGTCGCGTTGCGCTGCAGCTGCCGGCGTCGCGCCGCGGACGGCGGGCGCGGGGGTCGTCTCAGCGGAGGGCGCGCTGCCCTGCGAGACGACGCCAGCGGCGCGCTCCTGCTCGTCCGTCAGCGCCCGCGGTGCGGGTCGCAGCGCCATCCCGGCCTCGGCCGGGGTGCGGCGGCCCTTGCTGCGGTTGCAGCCCGAGCACGCGATCACCAGGTTCCGCACGCCGGCGGCCCGGTACGGGTCGACGTGGTCCATGGTGGCGCGGGCGTCCTCGTCCTTCGACGAGCGGTCGTTGCGCTTGACCAGCCGTCCGCAGTAGCGGCACTCGGCGTGGCCCTTCTTGATCGGGTCCAGCGGGTCGATGCAGTCCCGGAGCCACACCGCGTTGACGGTGGCCGGGTCCTGCAGCTCCTTGCGCTTCGCCCGGGTCTCGCGGACGGTGGCCGCCGGGTCGTAGCCCAGCGCCCACCAGTCGTGGTACCTCCACTGACCCTCAGGGACAGGCTCGCACCGCGGGCAGTCGTGCCCGGCCGCGTGCCAGAGCCCAGCGGCCACCAGGCGGTGGGCGAGCTCACGAGCGGCGGTCAGGTCGTAGGCCACGGTGATGAGGTTCGGGGCGGAGATCAGCCCGTCGGTTCCCTCGTCCTGGGACTGCGAGCCGGCCAGCGTCCACAGGCCCAGCGCGGCGAGCCCCAGGGGGTCGCCGGCGAGCATCTGGGCGGCCAGCTCACGTGCCTTGCGGTTCACGTGGAGGCGGTCGTCGACCTGGAAGAACGGCACCAGGGGTTCCTCTCAGGTCAGTCGGAGCACCGGCACTCGCCGGTGTGGGGGTTGATCACGCCATTGCACGACCCGCACCGCTCGCGCGGCTGGGGCCGCTGGGGCGTCAGCAGCTCGGTCATCTGGTTCACCTCCTCGGGGGTGAGATCGGGCGTCACGGCCGGCAGGCCGTGCGTGACGCGCACGACCGCGATCGACACTCCGCGAGCGCGGGAGGCGTCGTTCAGCAGCAGTGCGACGAGCGGGCACCGGGCGGCGCAGGCGGGGACGGTGGTCACCGGGCGGCCAGCAGTGCGTTGAGGTCGGCCACCAGGGCGGCCGCGCGGGAGTCTGGGTTGAAGGTCTCGATGTCGCGGTTGACGCGCTCCTCGAGCTGGTCGAGCAGCGCTCCGGCCTTCTCCCACCCCTCGGCCGCGAGCGCCGCGGCGAGGGTCGAGGTCGGCATGCCGTCGGGGCGGGAGGCGGAGATGCGTCCGATGTCCTGGCGCAGCTGGTCGGCGGTGGTCAACTGCGACCTCCGATCAGCCCGATGAGGGCGATCGCGAGGAGGACGAGAAGGATGCCGCTGGCGGCGATGGCGTCGGCGGTGCTCGGGGCGTTCACGAGCTGCTCCCGGTGCCGGTCCGGGCAGCGCGTGCCCGGGCGCGGAGCCAGTTCGTGACGTGCTGCGCGTTGGCGAGCCGCTCCTGGACGCGGTTGGCGCGACGGGGCGCGTCCCCCCAGTCACCGGTCTGCCACGTGAGGGCCGCGTCGTCGAGGGCCTTCGCGGCCACCTCGCGGTCGTGCTGCTCGGTGACGGACTCAACCCCCTCGGCCGCCTTGAAGAGCACGTGGGCGACCCCGTGGTGCCCGGCGTCGGCGTGCCGGCCAGCCCACTCGCGCAGCTCGGCAGAGTCCACGGCCACGGTCACCGTCACGGTCTGCAGGCCGTGGTAGGCGGCGTCGTGCTTCTCGCTGGCGCCCATCAGTCGGTCACCGGGATCGGGTCGTAGGTGGGCAGCTCGCCGTCGCGCCAGGTGTAGTTGCGGACGCGGTGCTTGCCCGTGTGACGGCGGCTGAGCTCGCAGTACGAGGAGTCGCGGCGGCCGTGCGCGGGCTGGGCCTGGCAGGTGAACGGGATGCGGTGGACGACGGCGCGGTGCAGCGCGCGGAAGTAGAGCCAGCGTCGGAGGCTGAACCACTCGGCGCGGACCCACCCGTCCCAGATGAGCCACCGGGCGAACAGACGCATCTCGGCGCGGCCGTCGAGGCCGGTGCGGTGGATGTTCCCGCGCTCGCTCGGGGTCGGCCAGTACCCGATCTCGACTGTGTGCCCGTCGTCCTGGGAGTCGAAGATGCGCCACGGGTTCGCGTCCGTGTTGCTCGCACGGACGGTCGCGTAGTCGCGGGCCGTCTCGAACCCTCCGCCGGGCCGCGCGCGGAACCACAGATCGCGGACGCGCGGGACGTCCCACGAGCCGGAGTCGTACCGGCCCGTCAGGATCATCAGCGGGTGTCCCCAGTCGTACCAGGGGTGCCGGCGCTGCAGCACGTCGTGCAGGCGGTGCAGCGGTCCGCCCTCGTGCTGGCCGCGGGTCCACCCGCGGCGGTGCATCGCCCGGGCCGCGCGAGCCCGGAGGGTCTTCCTTCGCTGGGGCGTGCTCATCGGTGCTGGTCCTTCCTGTCGGCAGCGATCGCCGCGGCACGGCGGTCACGGAGGGCGGTGAACGAGCTCTCGGCGGGCGGGGCGGGACGGGGGCGGCCGGCCACCCGCCACGGGGCGCACTCCTCGTCGCAGAGCGGGCCGCCCAGGTACAGGTGCGCGGGACGGTCCGGGTGCACGTAGCAGGTCAGCGCCGGAGGACCCGGCACCGGGTCAGGCCCGAGCAGCTCGAGCGTCACCGCCCACGTCGCCAGCGACGGAGACCGGGCCAGCCCGGCCTCCCGCCACACCTGGCCGCGAGCGCCGCCACCGCGCTCGAGGGAGGTCCGGCGGATGCCGAGCCGGCGCGCGGTGTCCGCGAGCGCCTGGGCCTTCTTGGCGCGGTTGTCGCGGGCGTAGGCGGTGTTGGCGTAGTCGGTGGTCACGCGCTGGCCGCCGCGTCGTGGCCGACGAGGAACGCGAGGAGCGTCCGGATCTCGGCGTGCGAGAGGTGGGACATCAGCGTCGAGGTCACGACCGGGGCCGTCTGTGCGGTGGCGACGAGCGCGTTGTAGGTGTGGATCCAGTGCTCGCCGGGGTACTGGCCGAGCACGGCCATCTCCGCGCGGGTCTCCGGGTCGATCGCGTTGGGACGCCGCGGGTCGTTGATCGCCAGGGTCATCGTCGGTTCCTCCTGCGGGTCTTGATGCGGTAGGCGGCGTGCATGCGTGTGCGGCGGGGGCGGGCGAGGAGCGCGTCGATCTCGAGCGCGAGCGGGATGGCCTCGTTGACGGTGCGGAGCAGAACGAGCAGCTGCTGCTCGGCGAAGCGGATCGCGGGCTCGTCGTGCCGGCCGTGCCAGGCGGCGAACTCCTCGGCCGCGGTCCGAAGGCCGAGGTAGGCGTGGAAGTCGAGGCCGAGCTCGGCGGCGCGGTCCGGCTCGGGCTCGGCGCCCGGGTGCTCGACGCCGAACAGCGCCCGAGCCAGGGCCTCGGCCGGCGGGAGGTCGTACCCGATCACGACGCACCCCCGTCCGGCGCCTGGCCTTCGCGCTGGGCAGGGACGTACTCCGGGGCGTGCCCGAAGACCTTGAGGTGCGCTCGGCGGCCGTCCTGGGTGTCGGTGGCGGTCGAGGGCAGGCACTTCCCGCACTCGATCGGGATGGGTCCGTCGACGATCACGAGGCCCTCGCTTCCCGCGCTGCGCGAACGTGAGGGGCCAGGACGCCCGGAACGCCGAGGCGCTTCCGGTTGCGCATGACCGTCTCGGGGACGACGCCGAGCACCCCGGCGATCACCGAGTCCGACATCCCCGCGGCTGCCATGCGCGGGATCGCCAGGTCGCGCTCGGCGGGCGCGAGCTGCACAGCCCTACCGGCCACGGCGCGTTCGACGGCGACCTCGTCGACCAGCACGGGCGTGAGTTCGGCCGGGTCCTCGATCGTGTCCTCGTCCCACGCCGCCGGCGGCTCCCAGCCCTCGGCGGCCGCGCGGACGGCGGCAGCCGGCGCCGGCCCCGATGTGGCCGCGAGCGCCCGGTAGGCGTCGCGGACGGCCGACCAGGTCTGGGCGTAGACGGTGGCGCGCTGCCCGGAGGCGACGTGCTTGATCGTCATGAGGGGGATGCCAGTGGCGACGGCCAGGTCGTGGGGCCGCCACCCCGCGCGGGCGAGAGCGCGCAGGCGCCGGACCGTGGAGTAGGCGCCGACCTTCCCCTCGGTCGGCTCGCCCATCTCGGCGAGCGCGTGGACGGTCGCCCGGTTCAGGTGGGCGACGGGGCCGTGCGCGCGGTACCCGATGACGATCGTGTTGACCGTGTCTCGCGGGAGCCCGGTCGCGGAGGCGATCGCGCGGATCTCCCAGCCGCGACGCAACGCCTCGGCCAGGGCGGCCCACGCCTGGTCGCGCGGCGCCTGAGGGATGGCACCCAACCGGCCGGCCTTGCACAGTCGCGCGGTCCGGGCCCGGCACTGCGGGCACCGGCAGCACGTCCAGAGCGACTTCGGCTTGCGGACGCACACCGGGGCGGTCATCGGGCACCTCGCACGGTGGCGAGCGCCTCGTCCAGGTCGTCAGGCCTGACCAAGACCTGGCGAGCCTTGGAGCCATCGGCCGGGCCGACGACGCCGCGGTCCTCGAGGGTGTCCATGAGGTCGACGGCGCGGGCGTAGCCGACGCGGAGCTTGCGCTGCAGCATCGCGACCGACCCGAACTGCGTGGTGATCACGACCTCGGCGGCCTGAACCAGAGCCCGGACCTCGTCGTCGTCGTCACCGTCGGACGTCACGCGGGTGATCCCGTCGTCGGTGAGGACGTACAGGCCGGTCGCGTGGCGCAGGTCGATTCCGGAGCGGCCACCGTCGGGTGCGTCCGTGAGGCGCTCGTTCCAGGCGTCACGCCAGCTGTCGGAACGCGCCTGCGACTCCTCGTCGACGCGGACCAGGGTCACCAGGCCGACGAACGACTCGCCGCAGCGGATCGACCAGACGCGCGCGGGCTCGGGGACGCGGTCGATGACCAGCGGCAACCCGTAGGCGCGCTGCGCAGCGGCGAACCGCTTCAGGTGCTCGGACTGAACGACGGACTCGCCCGTGACGTCGGCGCCATCGAGCCGGCCGACGAACATCCCGCGCAGGTTCGGGTACGTCTCCTCGGGCGTCATGCGGGCGAGCGTCAGGCTGTTGCCCTCGAGCAGTCCCCCGACGTCGGTGAACGTGACCTCGGCGTCGTCCGCCTCGATCCGGATCGTGGCCTGCTCGTCCGAGCGGCCAGGGGCGGGGAAGACCGTCAAGATCTGGTGGACCTCGCCGGGGTCGAGGTCGATGACGTCGCCCTCGCCGTCGGAGTCCCACAACGACACCAGGGCCAGGCCGATCGTCTGGCGGTCGGATGCGCCCACCTCGAGGTTGACGCCGAACGGCATGAGCCGGACCCGGCGCATGCGCGGGTCCTCCTTGTCCTTCGACGCGTGCGGGGTGACGGCCTGCAGCGCGGCGCGCAGGTCCGAGAGGTCGACGACGAACGAGGTCACGGAGTCACCGCCCGGCCGAGCGTCACCGCGGTGTAGATCCGCTGCGCCCACCTCGCGTCGCCCATCGCGGTGTGCCGCTCGGACGCGGGCGCCGGCTCCACCCCGACGAGCCGGGACAGCTGCTCGCTGTTCCAGGGCAGGTCGACCTGGAACTCGCGCGCGATGACCTCGCGCGGCTCGTCGACGAACGTCTGGTCCGTCACCGTCTCCGCGGGCGTGATGCCCAGCCCGGACACGTCCGTCGTGCCGTTGAACCGGCCGTGCAGGTACCCGACCGCGAGCGCCTCGACGTCGATGAGGTGGTAGTGCCAGGACGCCGAGAGCTTGTGGCGGTGGAGCATGCCGTCGAGGACCTCGGCGTCGAACGACGGGACCGCGCCGACGAGGTGCGCTCCGCGGGTCCACTGCTCGACGACGCGGGCGGCTTGGGACTCGGTGAGGAGCTTCGGGCCCGGACGCTCGAGGGGGGCGGGGTGCACCCAGGAGTGCACGTTGTCGCCCTCGTAGGTGCCGTTGTAGAGCGGATGGCGGTTGTAGAACCGGCCGATCTGCAGGGACTTCGGATCGGCGTTGGCGAGGTCGACGTCGCCGACGAAGAACGACAGGCCGCGGCCGACGGTCTGGCCGGGCTCGGTGCGGATCATGGCGACCTCCCAGGCCCGGCGCCCGTGGTGCAGGGCGGTGGTCTCGGTGTCGACGAAGACGAGGGGTGCGGTCACGAGGGGTCTCCGTTCGGCGCGGTGGGCGTGGTCAGGGCGGCGAAGGCGGACTCGCTGCCGCACACGACGCAGCGGGACTGCTGGGCCGACGTCGCGTGCAGGTGCTGGCGCTCGTCGGCGCGGATGACGGACTCCCAGCACTCGCCGCAGGCGATGCCGCCGACGGACCGGCCGGTCTTGTGCGCGAGACGCCGGCAGCGCGCGGCGGCGTTCCGGGACAGGGAGTGGTCCGGCCCGAGGTGCCAGGCCTTGCTGATGCCGGTCTTGCGCACGCGGCCCGAGGCGAGGCGTGCGGTGCGGACCGCGGCGCCGACCTTCAGCTGGCGGGCTCGGACGGCCTCCTGGTCCTCCGCCGGCAGCGCCAGCAGCGCGAGCCGTCCCGAGACCAAGGGCTGGGAGCGGCCGATCTTCCTCGCGAGCTCGAGGTCGGACAGCCCGCCCAGGGTCTTGAGCCGCTGCAGACCGCGGGCTTCTTCGATCGGGTCGAGGCCCGCGCGCTGCCCGTTCTCCACGAGCATCTTCGCGAGCACGTCGTCCGCGGCCATGGCCTTGCGGATGATGACCTCGCCCCGCGTGCGACCGAGGCGCCGGAGCGCTGCGTACCGGCGGTGGCCGGCGACGATGACCAGACGGTCGTCATCGGCCCGGCGCACGATCATCGGCTGGATCAGGCCCTGCTCGCGGATCGAGCGCGCGAGGTCGTCGATGTCGCCGAGGTCCTCGCGCGGGTTGTCCGGGTCCGGGTGGATCTCGTTCAGCAGCACCTCGAACAGCCCGCCCTCCGGCGGGACCGCCATCGGCGCGGCTGCCGGGGCCACCCGGGGCGGCGCCGGCTTCGGCGTCGGCGCCGCGCCGAGCACGTCGTCGAGCGCGGCCGCGAGCGCGTGATCTGTCGTCATCGTTCAGCCCTCCATGTCGTCGGTGGTGGTGAAGTCGTCGGTCGGTGCGGTCTCGGCGTGGGCGGACCAGCGCACGCGGACGGGCAGGCCGTGCCGGCGCTGCAGCTGCTGCCGCTCGCCTTCGGTGGTGCCGCCCCACACGCCGTGCACCGGGTGCGTCACCGCGTAGGTGAGGCACGTGCGGGTCAGCGGGCACCGGGCGCACACCTGCTTGGCCTGGGCGATCTGCTCCTCCTCGCTGGGCAGGGGGAAGAACAGCTCCGGGTCCTCGGCCCGGCAGGCGGGGCGAGGCTCTGTCACGGTCGCCCCTGCTCGAGCACCGCGATCGCCCGCTGGAGCTGGTCGAAGGTGATGTCGACGTCGGACAGCCGGGTGTCGGGGTGGGTGTTGCGCTTCGCATACCGGAAGAGCGGCCGCAGGTCGGCACCCACCTGGTCGAACTCAGCTGGGTACGGAGCGGCAGCGCGCCGGACGATGCGCTGTGCGGCTGCTGCGTCGAGCGGAGCGTCGGGCACGACCGCCGGGCCGCCGCCGATCTGGCGGTAGCCGCGGTACTGCTCCGCGCGGCGGCTGATCCCGTACCGGTCGACCGCGCGCAGCGCCTCGAGGCCGAGGGCGATCGAGCGGACGTTGTGCTGCCAGAACGCGCACGTGTCCGCGGCGTAGACCAGGGCGCCGTGCTTGGAGTCGAACGCGATCCGCACCGCCGGGTCGACGGGCTGACGGGCGTTCGAGCGGGGCATGCCGTCGAGGCGCAGATCCTGCTCGCGGAAGTCCGCCTCGAGCACGACCTCCCGGGCGCCGAGGTGCTGCAGCTCCCGGTCGAGCAGATCGAGGGTGTCGTCCCACCCGGCCTTGAACGCCCACCGCGAGCGCCGGCGGTCCGCCGGGGTGCGGGGGCCGTCCCAGGTCGTCAGCGATCGGGTCGTGTACTTCACGGCTTCGCCGCCTCGACCACGATCTGCTCGACGTCGGAGAGCTCGTAGCCCCACGAGGCGAGCGTCGTCAGGTGCGTTCGGAACAGGTCGCGGCGGTGGTCACCCTTGCGCCAGAAGTCCTTGGGCATCTGCGACTCGACACGGGCGGCCGCGAGCGCGACGAGGTGCTTCATCGCGCGGGCGGGGGTCGCTCGGTCGGCGGCCTGGTCGCGGGCGGGGACGGCCTTGTCGCCGTAGAGCAGCTGGTCGCTGATCTGACGCTCGTTGTAGTCGGCGCTGGTGCCAGGACGGACGATGGCGGCGACGTACACCGCGGCGTCCGTGGGCAGGGTCTTGCGCTGCAGCAGCTCGCGGATGAACTCCCGGCGGACGGACTCGGCGGCGATCGCGGCCTTGTTGTTCGCGATGAGGGTCCTGCGCGCGGCCTTCTGGTCATCGGTCTGCGGGCCGGAGGTCGCGCCAGATCCGGACGTGGCGTACTTCTTGGCGTGCCCGGCGGTCTTCCAGGTGGTGCAGACGTACACGGGGTGCGCGCGGAACGTTCGCTCGCCCCCGGCGTAGCCGCCGTAGACCGCGATGTGCACCGCGTGGCCCGGGCAGCCGGCGTGGTTCTTCGCAGTGAGCTGCCTGCCGCCCGGCTTCTCGAGCAGCCCGTCGAGCTGCGCGTTGTAGTCGTGCTGCACGTCGGGGCCGAGCACGGTGACGCCGTCGGGGAGGGACTCGATGAACTCCTGACGCGCCGCCGCCATGGCGCGGTCGTCCCGGGCCGCCTGCGCCATGTGCCGCCACCGACCGTCGGACTCGGCGATCGCCTTGCGGAGCCGCGCGACCACCTCCTTGTCGTCCTCGAACTCTGCGAGCACGGCGAGCTGATCGAGGTCGGCGTCAGGGGTGGCCTTCGCCGCGGCGGCGGCGGCCTTGGACTGCGCGACGGTGAGGGCCGTGTCGACGGCCTCGCGGGGCAGCGCGGCACGGCGGGCGATCGTGTCGGCGGAGCGTCCCATGAGGGTGAGCTGCTGGAAGGCGCCAGCGGTCTCCGCGGCGTTGAGCCGCTCGTTGCCGTCGTTGGTGACGAGCTGGTCCCAGATGCGGGCCTCGTCGTCGCCGACGTGCGCGATCATCGCGATCGGAACGCGGTCGAGGCCGAGCTCGAGCGCTGCGACGAGGCGGCGCTGGCCGTCGACGACGAGGAGGTTGCCGAGCGGGTCGCGGCGGCACAGCAGCGGGACGAGGACGCCGTGCTCCTCGATGAGCTTCTTGAACCGGGCGGTGATCTTGAGGTCGCTGCGCACGTTCGTGTCGAGCGTGAGCGTGCGCGGGTCGACCGTGGTCTGCTCGTCGGGCAGCACCGCGGTGTCGGCGCCGCCGGTCAGGGTGTCCAGCGCGGCCGAGGCCTTGCTGCTCGCCTCGGGGGCGGGAACGGTGGTGCGGGTCATCGGGTCACCTCCTCGGTGGGGCGACGCGCGGGGCACGTCGCGAAGTGGGTCAGGGCGGGGTTCTCGTGGTCGAGAAGCGGGTGGTCGCGGGTGATCGGCCGGCAGGTGCGGCGCGACAGCGACAGGGCGTGCGACGGCGGCGTGTCCGAGCGGGCGACGTCGTAGTCGAGGTCGAGCGGGATCTGCTTGCGGGTGGCGCCCCTGCGGGGCGTCTCCGGAATCACCAGCACCAGCTCGACGTCAGCGCCGCAGTCCTCGCACCGCACGACACGGGCCGGGCTCACCGGGCACCGCCCTGGCGCTCGTCATCCGCACTGCCGAGGCGACGGAAGACGCGGACCGTGGCCCTCTTCGCCGACGCGCCGGTCGACCGGACGCGCACGTCGTAGTCCTGCCCCCAGGCCGACACCGTCACCGGCTCGATCAGCTGAGCTGCCTGCGCGGCGAGCATCAGCCGCCCCCGCTGGCGGTTCGGGATCTCCGCCGCGTCCAGCCGCGGCCGCAGGTCGTTGACCGTGAACCGGGAGCGTGGCGGGATGTCCGTGATGATCCGCATGAACCGCTGGGCGGGCGTGCCCGTGAGGTCCAGCAGCGTGGACTCCTGCCAGGCGCGCGCCGGCGCGACCGCTGGGGCGCTCATGACCGGGGTCCCGACCAGACGGCGACGATCCCGCTGACGCCGCCGGCGGCGTGCCGGCCGGTGTGCGAGGAGCGGCGCGTGCAGCTCACCCGGTACGACACCGACTCGCCCGGCCGCCGGAACTCCGACCGTGCACCGCACATGTGCGGCCAGCGAGAACCGCGCGTGAGGTTCGGGACCCGGTGACCCCCGTCGATCGCGACGTGCCACTGGATGACGGCGCGCGCGGCGACCACGTTCGCCGCATGCACGTGAGCGAACGTCGCGACCACGCGGTCCGCCACGCTCATCTCGGTGCCGGCGCCGGACGCGGTACCGCAGACGCACGACGGCCAGCCCGGGTCGAGGACGGTCACGATGTGGTGGGCAGCGCGGGCGGGCATCAGCGAGCCCTCCGCTCGGCGATCGCCGCGGCGGTGAGCGAGACGCCCGCGATGAGGAGCGCCGGGGGCAGCACGGTGCCGTCGAGCGACGGAGTCGGGTCTGCCACGACCCAGACCACCAGGACGAGCGACGCGAGGGCGCACAGCGCCAGGAGCCGGTTCATCGCCGGGCCTTGCGACCGAAGACGACGAGGTACGCGCCGAGGATGATCACGCTGGCGGCGATGAGCACACCGGCGGCCGGGCTGACGCCGGTGGCGGCGAGCTCGTCGTGCGTCGCAGCCACGGAGCCGGGCGCAGCGACGGCGGGCTGCGCCGGGTCAGCGGAGACCGCCGGCGCGATGGCGGCGGGCGCGGCGGCCGGCGGCGTGACCGTCGGCGGGACCGTCGCGGGCGGCTGGGCGGTCGGGCAGTCGGACGGCTGGAACACGACTGCGTCAGCTGGCACGTCGCCGGGCTGCACGACCGCGAAGACGGTGTCGGACGTCGCGTTGTCGACGTCGGGCACGTAGCGGGCACCGTCCCACACCTGCGGCGTGAGGTAGGTACTCGTCGCCCGCGTGATCACGCCGTCGCAGTCGGTCGAGTAGTCGACGAACACGTCGACGAGCGGACCCGGGTTCGGAGGGACCTCCGGGCAGTCCCCGCCGTATGTGAACTCGTGGCCGACGTAGACCGCCGCATCCTCCGCCGCGTCGATCAGGACCCCGTCACCGACGACCGCGTCGATCGCCTCCCGCGTGCCGGTGTACGTGTCGACCTGGTACGTGACGCCGCACTCCGACGGAACCAGGCGGCCGGCGCCGACCAGCGGCTGCGGCCACGTCACGTCCGAGGCCGACCCGCCGTCCGGCAGGCGCCACGAGTACGTCTCCGTCACCACGGCGTCGCTCGTCGTGGACGCCTCCGGCGCCGCGAACGCCCGGTAGGCCATGCCGGTGCCGAGCAGGAGCACGACGAGCGCGACGATGAGGGCCGCGCGCAGGATCAGGCGCGCCGCCACAACGCGGTGCATGCCGTCGGCGACGCGGAAGTCGGTGAAGCGGGGGCGGGACTGGCGGGTCATCGGGTCACCCCTCGGGAGTCCAGGTACTCGCGGATCGAGTACCCGTAGGTGGCGAGCTCGCGCTCGAGGACGGCGTCGAACGACTCCGGCGCGCGGTGAGCGGCGGGCCGCGAGCGCGGCGGGTCGTTCGGGAAGTGGCGCAGCGCGGTGCCGAGGTCGGAGGCGTGCTGCGCGATCGAGGTCGGGGCGCGGTGCAAGCCGCGAGAGGTGCGCCGGGTCGGGGCGGCCGCAGGGGGAAGGACCTCCCCGACCCGGCTGTTCATGGGGGCGGCGCTCACGACGCGCTCCGCAGCGGCACGACGTTCGAGCGGTGCTCGCACAGCACGCCGTCGGCCCACGCGTCGGCGCACTCTGCCTTCACGGCCCACCGGCCGCCGGTCACGCGCTGGTGACCGTGGAGAGTGCCCGCCTCGAGGGCGCGACGGATCGTCACCGGGTGACGGCGGGTCGCGGCCGCGACCTCGGCGACCGTGAGGCGGGCGCTCACGATGCGCTCCGCTCGGCCGACCGAGCCGTCTCGGCGCGGACGACGATCTCGGACGCCTTCAGGCCGAGCTGGGCCGCGACCGACTCCAGCAGCGAGTTGCTGAACGGGACCCGCCCGTTCATGCGCACCGAGAGCGTGGCGCGGCGCATGTCCAGGGCCTCGGCGATCCCCAGCACGCTGGTCTTCTGACGGGCGATCTCGGCCCGGAGCTCCCGCGCGACGGCGAGGTCGAGGCCCGTGACCCCATTTCGGTTCGGAGGCATGCAGAGAGACTGAACCGAAATCGGATCAGTGTCAACCCTCTTGTGTCGCCTGAACCCAAATCGGTACAGTCACCGACATGGCCCTCTCCGCAAAGCCCCTGCAGCCCTTGGACAGCGCGATCGCCCGCATCCTTGCGGCGGGCGTCATCGACTCGGGCCTCACGCGTCGCGCTCTCGCAGAGCGCACGGGGATGTCGGCGAACCGAATCGGGATCATCCTCCGCGAGGAGCAGCCGCCGGCGACGGTGGGCGAGGTCGGGATGATCGCGGAGGCGATCGGGACCGACGCCTCGTCCGTGATCCGGATGGCCGAGCGAGCGACCCCAACCGGCGCGACCGTCCACATGCTCGCTCCGGTGCACGTCCCGTCAGACCACGAGGTCGAGGACCTCATCACGTTGAATCCGGCGGCGTCGGACCCGGCGGAGGGCTACGACTCCGACGCCGAGGTCGAGGCGCAGCAGGACCAGCCGTAGGCGCGCCGATGGACGAGCTGCTCGCCCGCGCAGCTCAGCGCGGGCTCAAGGTCGCGTGGCGGGACCTCGGCCGCCGTGCTGGCGAGTACCACTCGAGCGGGCTCATCCTGCTCAACCCGCGGCGGACCGAGACGGTTCAGCGGGTCACCCTGGCCCACGAGTTGGGGCACGCCCACTACGGCCACACCTGGACCGACGATGCCCGTGAGCACGCGGTCCGCGAGCGCCTGGCTGACAGGTACGCGGCCAACCTGCTGATCTCCCCCGCGCGGTACGCCGCTGCGGAGCGGCTCGTCGGCCCTCACGTCGGGGCGATCGCGCGCGAGCTCGAGGTGACGACGGCGGTTGTCGAGGCGTGGCGCGCGGACGCGCTCCGCCGCGGCGGCGTGCCGACCCAGCGGAGGGCGAGCTGATGGCCTGGACGAGGAAGATGCCGTCCGGCCGGTACCAGGGCCAGTACCGCGGGCCTGACGGAAAGGTCCGGACCGCCGACGGTGGCCCGTTCGCGCACAAGGCGGCCGCGCTGCGAGCCGCTGGCGACGCTGAGGCCGGCGCGCGGGCGCCGGGCTGGCGAGACCCGTCCGCCGGCCTGATGTCCTGGGGTGCCTGGTGCCAGGCGTGGTGGCCGACACGCGCCGTGGAGCCGTCCACCCGCGCGTCAGACGAGGGCCGCCGCGACAACCACCTGCTGCCGCGCTGGGGTGACGTCGCGCTCGTCGACATCACCCGGCACGACGTGAAGACCTGGGCGGCCGAACTGCGTGGGAAGGGCCTGAGCGCCTCGACCGTCCAGCGCGTCGTCGCGCTGCTGTCGGTCTCGCTCGCCGGCGCCGTCGACGCGGAGATCCTCGGCGCCAACCCCGCAGCCCGGCTCAAGCTGCCGACGCCCGACGTCGGCGCCGAGCGGTACCTCGAGCGCGAGGAGTTCGACGCGATCGCCGAGCACCTCAACGGTGCGTGGCTGCGGATGGCGCTCCTGTTGGTGGGCACCGGCGCACGGTTCGGCGAGGCTGCGGGGCTGCACCGGGCCCGCGTCGACGCGAAACGTGGGTGGGTGGAGATCGTCGAGACCTGGGACCCGACGGCAGGCGCGATCAAGGACTACCCGAAGGGCCGCAGACGGCGGCAGGTGCCGCTGCCGGACTGGGTCGACCTTGGCACCGCAGCGCGCGGGACGTGCGGCGTCGAGCATCCCGGGTGCCGGTCGACGCTCGTCGTCGCGTCGGAGGCAGGGACCCCGCTGGACGTGAACAACTTCCGCAAGCACTGGGACCGCGCGTGCCGGCTCGCCGACGTCGGGCACGTGCGGCCGCACGACCTCCGCCACACCTACGCGTCATGGCTGCTGCAGGGCGGCCGGTCGCTGGCCGAGGTCGGCAAGCTGCTCGGGCACATGTCCCCCGTGACGACTCAGCGGTACGCGCACCTCGCGGAACTGCCGTCAGCAGAGGTCCTACGCGCCTTGGGCCAGCCAAGACTCGCCGGAGCGAGCTCGCCGACTTCGACCCGGAAGGTACACCTTCGCGTCGTTCGCTGAACCCGCCCCTACCTGGATTGGACGCTTCACCGTGGTCACGCCCAAGAACACCCTCGCCGCGCTTCCCACGACCCTCCCCCGCGGTACGTCTCCCCTCGTCAAGCCAGCCCTCGCCTATCTTCTGGGAGCTCACAAGAGCGTCAACGCCCTGCTGGATTCCCTCTCCGTCGTTCGCTCGGCCAACATGAAGGCCGCGAAGAAGGACCGAGGGCGCTTGACGAACGACGAGCTGGAACTGTTGCGTGCGGCTCTGGTCTTCTCGTCCAGTGGACTCGACGCGAGCCTTCACAGGCTCGTCCGAGACACGCTGCCCACCATGGCCTTGACGCCGTCCAGCGGCGCGGCCGCACAGTTTCAGCAGTACAGGAAGACCAGCGCACAACAAGGGTCTGGATCGTTCGTCGCGGCCGTCACCGCGACCGACCCGCTCGCGGCGATGCTCCAGCTGTGGGTGGACGATCGAATCAAGGGCAGTTACCAAGGGTCGAGCGACCTCCGCCTGCGGGTCAGGGCGCCGCTGGGGATCCCGAGTTCGGCTATCTCCGACCAGGAGTTGTCGGCACTCGATCCCTTCTTCATGGCCCGAAACCGGGTAGTGCACGACATGGACTACGAAGACGTGACCGCTGGCAGGACCAGGCACCACCGGAAGCAGGACGCCACCATCGCGGAGTGCGACCAGGTGTTCGCTGTGGCGCGCAAGTTCATCATCGAGACCGCGAAGGCTCTCCCCTGACGGCCAGGCGTGCAGCAAACGTGCAGCAGCGAGCCGCTACGTGGGGCTGCGCGCCGCTACGCTGCTTCCGCTGCGGAGTCGCGCTATAGAGGCCCTGTCCTGCATAAACGCCCTATCCCGCTACGTCCCGCTATCAGACGCTCCAACCGGCCGGGCGCACTTCTAATCCGTCGGTTGCAGGTTCGAGTCCTGCTGGGGGCACCCACGACCGTCGCCGAGGTAGAGCGATCCGCACGAGGTAGAGCGGTACCTCGCTCTCCCTCGACCGGAACGCCCCACCTCGGCGGACGGGCTGCGGTCAGACCACCTCGAACGACGTCCGCAGCAGGTCCTCCGCCTTCGACGACCGTCCGACGCGCACCTCGAACGCCCCCGGCTCCACGACCCGCTCTCCCGCGGCGTCGACGATCGTGCAGTCCGCCACCGCCAGGTCCACCGTCACCTCGACGGACGCCCCCGGCGCGACGTCGACCTGCCGGTACGCCTTGAGCTCCTGATCCGCCCAGGACGCCGACGTGAAGGTGTCGGACACGTACAGCTGCACGGTCTCCCGCGAGGCCCGCGTCCCGGTGTTGGTCAGCGTCACCGTCGCCCGCACCGTGTCCCCCGCGGACGCCGTGGCCC